TCACCTAATCCCGCGACACAAGGCACCCCACGCATGTACAGCACAAATAGTGCAGGAACCGCTGGGACAGTTATTTCAATGGCACCAACGCCGTCAGCAGTGTTGGCCTACAGCGTGGACTTTATAGCGCCTGAGACGGGACTAAGCGCGGCGAACCCAGCCACTTGGATAGATACTAACGCCTCCACAGTTCTGCTTGCTGCGGCTCTGTACGAGGCTTCTGCGTTCTTAAAAGCGCCAGAGACGTTGTCTCTTTACAAAACCCAGTTTGACGAAGCCGTCCAACTTACTGTACAAGAAATGCAACGCGATTACGCAGCAGAATATAACGGAGGCATATAATGGCTATCTCACAGGCGATGAGTACACTTTTCAAAAAAGATGTGTTGCTGGGTGATCATTCACTAGACACAAACGCAATTTACATTGCGCTATACACCAGCAGTGCAACTTTGAACGCAACTACGGACGGATACATCACAGCCAACGAAGTCGGTAACGGAAACGGATACGCGACTGGCGGCATTCCCTTGGCAAACAAAACTGTCACAGAGAATAGCACCAGCGGAATTTTTGACTCTGATGACCCACAGTGGAACTCAGCGACATTCACTGCCCGTGGCGCACTGATTTATAATAAGACGCTGGGCGATGCATCTTCAAACGCAAGAGGCGCGATTGCCATTTTAAATTTTGGCGGTGACTTCTCAGTAAGCGGGGGTACATTTCGGATCGTATTTCCAAATGCAACAAAAGACACTGCAATTGTAAGGATCGATTGATATGACCAGCAGCTATGTAAATAACTTACGCCTAAATGAGCAAGGCACTGGAGATAACTCTGGGTCTTGGGGAACCGTTACCAATCTTAATTTAGAATTGATTGGTCAAGCATTTGGTTTTGGCACACGCGCCATTGCAAATGCTCCAGCGGACAACATAACAATTGCCGATGGCGCTTCCGATGCTGACCGCAGCATGTATCTAAAGCTGACTGGTGGCGGTCAGGCTTGCACAGTAACATTTTTGCCAAACGATGTCTCAAAGGTTTGGCTGCTTGAAAATGCAACATCTGCAACTCTGACATTTACTCAAGGCTCTGGAGCGAATGTCGCGGTGCTTGCGGGTCAGGTTAAAATGATTGCCACGGATGGCGGTGGCACTGACGCAATCGTGTATGATTTGCTGACAGACGTAAATCTGGCTGGAACAACGGTGACTGACATTGTTACTGCTAATCAAGCCACGGTCGATGATATCGGGCTGAACGGCAAAGTCATCACGATGACTGGATCGGCTGGAGACACGGCAACGCTGACTGTCGCGGCTAATGGTGCCTTGGCAATCGCCACTACAGACGCAGCAGCAGCAGCAGCAAATATATCGATCACGGCAGACGGCACATTTACAGCCGTAGGGACAACCATCACGTTGGATAGTGCTGGTGATATCGTTCTTGATGCTGATGGTGCAGAAGTTTTTATTGCAGATGGCGGCACTACTATCGGTAAACTAGCAAATGATGGAGCAACAAATTTTACTATTGCGTCTATTGTCCAAGACAGGGATATTCTATTTCAAGGGAGTGATGGCGGCTCAGTAATAACCGCGCTGTCGCTTGATATGTCTGCTGGGGGCAACGCGCTGTTCTCTGGAACAGTCACACGCGACCTAACGCGAGGCTCACTTGACGTTGGCAATAGCTCTGGCGTGTCTGCACCTTTGGCTGCTGGTGGCGCTGATACTGTTCTTACCTCAAATGGTACAGATTTAAGTTGGGTCGCTGCTGCCAGCGGTTTTATGGGAAATGTTGTTACGATAAGCAACAGTGGAGTGACCACTCTTTCGGCTGCTCAGTCTGGTTCTTTGGTGAATGTAACAAACGCAGCGGCAATAATTAAACTTCCAGTTTCAGCGGCTGGTCTCTTTTACGGGATTAGAAATTCGACGACTGCTGAAACGCCCATTAGGGGCAATGGTAACGGCGTTTTTGTTAATTCTACCATAGCGCCAGTAAAGGTACTAGAAACAGACGGTTTTGTTCTCCTCGTAGGGATTGATAGTACACACTGGGCAGCAGATTACGATGTTCAATCTTCTTCAACATTAGTAAGGTATACAAACACGACGGGTAATAACAACTACTCTGTAACGCACACTACGTCAGCATTAACTACCGGCATGGCTATTTTTATATTTGGTGGACTGCCAAAAATGGGCTATGGGTCTACAAGCGGCAACTCTGGCGGCGCGGTTTATTTTTCTGCTGGCGCGGCAGGCGCTGGATACTCTGAAAAACTAATTACGTCTTCAATACCGTCATCTCTAACTATTTCGGGTGATTATGTTAATACTGTGGCAGCACAAGTTAACAACCCCGGCACTGCTCAGAAACTTACTGTTGCTGGCACTGGAACAACTATGGTGTCCACGCCGCCACAAGGAGCGTTCGCCTACACCATAAACCCGCGCAACATGAACGCAACAGCGGGGTCGATTACTGGAGGAACTTTTAACGCAAATGGAGGCCAAGGTAGGGCATCGCCCGGCACGGCCTACAATAACGCCGACCTTAGAATGTCTGGTGGAGGCGGCATGGGTAGCCCTGCGGGGGTCGGCGGTAGAGCTTACAATGGCAATTCAAATGCTGGCACCAATTACATCACTGGTACAAACACTGTTTGGGCGTCAAACCAAGCGTCAGGGCAGCAAAAGTTTTCCCATGCTGGCGGCAGTGGAGGAAATGATGGCACTGCGACTGCGGGTGGTGCGGGTGATACCAAAGACTCTAATGCTGTGGCGTGGACAAATTACTTAGGCAAAGAATTTTTCTGTCCTGCTGGTGGCGCTAGTGTAAGGCCCACGGCTCAAGGGTACGCTTCTAACACTTATTTCGGGTCAGACAACCCTAACGGGTCAAATGGTCCTAGCGGGTCAAATTTTGGCAATACTCCTTCAGATTTAATACTTATGCAGGGGCCGGGAAACAGACCATTATTTACCTATACTACAGGTGCCCGCGGTGGAAACAATTTTGGCAACTTAGGCGCAACCCCGGCGCAAGTTGTAATAATTGACTTAAAAGGATAGAAATATGTCTACTGAAGACCTCTATGATGTTGAAATACTAGACTTATATTCTAATGGTTTGCTGACCAATGACAGGGTGATGGCAGTAACGAAACAACTGCTTGAAGCAACAGATTGGATGGGTCTTTCAGACACCCCCACCATGTCAACTGCTTGGGCAACGTATCGCGCAACTTTGAGGAATCTTGAAAGTTCTTCAAATTGGCCTTCTGTGCTTCTTAGCGAGTGGCCTCAAAAGGTGGTAGAATGAAATTAATTCCTCCAGAACTACTTTACAAGATAAAACTTGTTAGTGATGAATTAGAGGCTGCAAAAAAAGAAGTGATTCAAACCAACTTCAATACTCCTAATTTTGTCAAGTCAAACAAAGACATTATTGATGTGACCTCTTGGGTTAAACAAGTTTTTTTTGATAATGCCCGATATAAATGAGCGTGGTTTTGCGGCAGATAGGTGTAATGATGGATAAGCGCACAGTGGCCTCTGCCCACAGCAGAATTGATGATCTGAACGTCACTTCTGCATCTTTACGCACAGAGGTGACCATACAACACAAAGAACTGTTTACGAGGGTGAAGCGTTTAGAGGCGATTATGATTGGTGCTAGTGGCGCTATCATCTTAATGCTCTTGGCGGTGCTAACTAAAATGGGGTGATGAAATGAATATGACACCAGAGACGTTTGATAAACTCAAAATATTACCGAGATTAATGATGTTGGCTGTCACGGTGCTTACATATCAATCAGTCCACTGGTTCATGTCCATTCCACCCGATCTTGTCACCAACGCCCAAGCAGGGCTTGTCAGTGTCTGTATGGGTGCTTTGACGGGTTGCTTTGGCATCTTCATCAATGGTGAAAAGCCATGATGGCTTTATTGGGAAGTCTGCTGGGCTTCGGATCATCTTTTTTGCCGTCAGTGCTTGATTACTTCAAGGCCAATCAGCAGCAGAAGCACCGCATCGAAATGATGCAAATCGAGACAGAGCTTGCCCAAAAGCGGTCCGAGATGAAGCTGGTCGAGCTAGATAAACAAGCTGACATCGAAGAGACGAAGGGGTTGTATGCACATGACAGTTCTATCGACGCTGGAGGCTTTATCAACGCCCTGCGTGGGTCCGTTCGCCCCGTTATCACTTATATGTTTTTTGCTTTATTCGTATCCACAAAAGTCGTGATCATGGTTAAAGTGATTCAATCGGATGGAGACTGGATGCAGGCGTCAGAGCTTCTATTCGACCCAGAAACTCAAGGACTATTTTCGGCAACTTTGGCATTCTGGTTCGGAAATCGAGCAATCAGTAAATACGCAGGAAAAAAATGATATTATCTTCTGGTCAAATTGAGCAGCTACTGCATGGCAACAAAGACTGGAAGGCTTGGGAGCAGCCTCTGAAAGAAATTCTTGCCAAGTACCAGATCAACACGCCACAACGCATTGCAATGTTTATCGCTCAGTGTGGGCATGAGAGCCTAAATTTTACGGTGCTGGAAGAAAATCTGAATTATTCAGAAAAGGGCTTGAATGCAGTATTCCCGAAATACTTCAAAAACGCAGGACGTGACGCATCGCTGTATCACCGCGATAGTGAGCGCATCGCTAATGTGGTCTATGCTGATCGTATGGGTAATGGCGATACATCTAGCGGAGAAGGCTGGATGCACAGGGGGCGTGGCGTCATCCAGCTTACTGGAGCGCACAACTATTGTTTATTCGCAGAGGCAATAGGCAAGGACAAAGATGCGACAATTAAATATTTAGGCACGAAGGACGGCGCACTTGAAAGCGCCTGTTGGTTCTGGAATTTAAACGGTCTAAATAAATACTCTGACAACGGCGACATTAAGGGCGCGACCAAGCGGGTAAACGGCGGCTATAATGGCTTGTCTGATCGGGAGCATCACTATCACCGCGCAATGTCTATACTAGATGGATCATACAAGCCCCAGACAGCCCCTGTGCTGCTCAAGGTTGGCTCTACAGGCCCAGAGGTCATAAGAGTGCAGGGGGCGCTTAATCTGGACGCTGACGGCGTATTTGGGCTAATGACCAAGGCGGCTGTCATGGATTGGCAACGCAGAAATGACTTGACTGAAGATGGGATAGTCGGCCCTAAGACTTATGCTGCCTTGATCGGAGAATAATATGCCGCTGCAACTGCTAAAATATAACGCTGGCATCGTCAAAGATACCACCGAATATTCTGCTGGCAAAAACGGCCCATTTTATGTTGATAGTGACCTTGTCAGATTTGTTAACGGATACGCTGAAAAAATCGGTGGTTGGGAAAAGGACAGGTTCTTTTTTTTAAATCCTGCCGGCAGTGCAATTTCTACCGAGGGATATCTGACAGGAATTGGTCGCAAGATGCTATCGTGGCGAGGTGTGGATGGAGTTGACCGAATTGTTGTCGGCACCCACAATCACCTATATATTATTCAAAACAACGCCATTTATGATATTACACCACTGAGAAAAACTACAAGCAATCTCTCCAATCCTCTGGTCACAACAAGCGGAAGTAAAATTGTGACTGTGACTGACAGTAATCATGGGGCCGATACGAGCGACTGGGTGGTCATAAATTCAGCAGCGGCAACGGGTGGCGTTACCGCCGACACTCTCAACAATCTAAATGGATTTCAGATCACTCGGATTGACGCAAATAGCTATACAATTGAAGTGCCAAGTGCTGCTACAGGAAACGCCACAGGCGGCGGCACAACTATTGATATAAAATATTTAATAGGTGTGTCTGGTGGATTGGGAACGCAAAGCTCAAGCCCCGCGCTCGGTTGGGGCGTTGGCGGCTGGGGAGAGGCTGGCTGGAACATGCCAAGATCACTTGCACTATCTCAGGTTAATCTTGAAAACTCTTCTTGGACATTAAATTTATGGGGTGAAGATGTCATAGCAACAGTTCGGGGCGGCAGAATATTTTACTGGGACACTAGCGGATTAATAACTACACGAGCATCTCTTGTTTCTGCAATATCTGGTTCAGCCTCTGTTCCTGCAAAAGTTAGAACAACTGTCGTAAGTTTTCCTGATCGTCACTTTATCGCAGCGGGTTCCAGCGCATACAATGCCTCAGACGGTAGCTCTGGCGTGTTTGATCCAATGCTAGTTCGCTGGTCTACGCAAGAAGACTTTACAAAATTTGCGCCAACAGCACTCAACACGGCTGGTGATCAGAGGCTTGAAGTCGGCACTAAAATTATCACAATGGTCAACACACGCGAGGAGACAATCATATCTACAGATGAGGCTGTATATGGCATGACCTTTGTGGGTGACCCATTTATATTTTCATTCAGATTATTGGGTACTGGTGTTGGCGCAATCGGCCTAAATTCCATGATTGCAATCGACGGCACGACATATTGGATGGGTAACAGGTCTTTTTATAGCTACGATGGTATCGTGCAGGAAATACAATGCCCAGTGAAGCACTTCATATTTGAGCGCATGGCAACTAGATTTTTTGACAAAGTTATTGTCGGCCACAACGTCGAATTTAATGAAGTTACGTGGTGGTATGCATCCGCAACAAACACAGATGCAAACCCCGAAAATGACAGCTACGTCACGTATAACTACAACGAGAAGGCGTGGTCGATTGGCTCAATGTCGCGCAGTGCGTGGCACGATGCATTTGGTGAGCGAGATAAGCCGTTTGCATTTTCGCCAGAAGGATTTCTGTACAATCAAGAAACAGGAACAAGTGACGATGGCGCGGCGATGAAGGCGTTTATTGAAACTTCGCCACGCGAAATAACAGCGGAAGGCGAAAACCTGTATATGGTAGATCGAATTGTGCCTGACGTAAAAATGGGAGCGAATAGCAATTTGTCGGTCTACATGAACACGCGCAAATACCCAAACTCTACAGAAATCACCAAGGGGCCGTTTGCAATTACGTCAACAACTGAAAAAGTAAGCACTCGCGTCAAGGGTAGGCAGATCGCTCTGAAGTTTGAAAGCACTGGCACAACTGACGAATGGCAGCTTGGTGACCTGAGAATTGACACAAAAATAGCGGGGATGAGATGACCAAAGCAGCGCCACTAGCAGTATTAAGACTGCCGTCACCTCCACCCCAATATAATCAGGGCTTCATGGCGCGGTTGATCAACACAATGGAACTTGAGAAGCAGGCGACATATTTTGCGGCGTCTGTTGGTTTGAAAAATGCGGTTGACCAAGCTGAAGCTGCTGCGTGGTTCGTATCATAAATGTCAAATAATTATAAAAACGCAAAAGTTGATCTGACAGGTACGGGCGCGACAGTTCTTTATACCACCCCACCAGCGACCACCACACTTATAAAGTCGATCATAATATCAGAGGACAGCGGCAATGCAGACACGATTACGGTGACGCTGACTGATGCGGCTGCATCACCCGCTGTATTTTCTTTGTTTAAAGTTAAGGCAATCGGTGCTAATGCTACGTTAGAGCTTTTGTCGCAGCCCCTAACTGTTGAAGAGGGCGAAATAATAAAAGTCACAGCGGCAACTGGAAATCGGCTGCACGTTGTGGCTTCACTACTGGAGATAACCTGATGGCAGTTCAGTATGACGCAAATGGCATCGCCCTGACAGATGAGCGTGGGATTGCTCTGCAAGACCCCTACGGCACTCTGGGCGTGTTGCCAGCAGAGGACGGTATGGAGACAGTTGATGTCTACCAGATGCAGTCCCAGCCAGCCCCCACTCTTGCTGAAGGGATGCGCCTTCAAGACGTTTACGGCACATCTGCCATGCCGATGTATGAGTTTATTAAGCCAGTCCAAACAGGCACCCGCACGTTCTCCACTGTGCCAGACTTTGGTGGCACAACTTTTAATGGCGAACCAATGATGGCGTCACCCCGCAATGCAAACGCAAACTCGACTGATATGGGGCCAATGCAGATCGCGGCTGGTGGCGAGTTGGGCGGTATGATTGGCGGTAGTGTAGGTCGGTTCTATCTTGATCAAGCAGCAGGCGCTAAAAATTTTGGCACCGCATTAACCGCAGGCACAAAAGCATCGTTTGGCAATAAAATAAAAGCCCCTATTATTGATGGGC